GCCATATGACACATAAACAATGATTTACCAACACCAGTACCAGCGAGTGCAATATTTAATGTTTTGTTTGGCAAACCACCTTTAGTAATTTTATTAAAGTATTCTAAATCAAACGGTATTCTATCTTCTTTTTTATGATAGTATTCAAATCGTTTTTCTGACTCATCAATATAATCGTGTCCGATATGATTATCAAAAGATACTGCAAGTGCATCTGATAGTATACTAGGAATAGATTCTGGTGTGTTGTTCTTATCTTTATCTTCTATTATTTTTATACTATCAACAACTGCATTATATACAGCCTTGTCTTTACAGAATTGTTCAACTGTTTTCAGTAACCAATCGTAATCAACCTCTGACTTATCAAGTGATTTTAAAAGTTCTAATGCACCACTATTTTCAGTTTCTGATAAATCTCTTCTATTTTGAATCTCTATTTCCAAAACAGTTTGAGTTGGAGGTTTAGAATATTTCTCTACAAAGTCATTTATTTCTTCAAAGACAATCTGTTGACTTCTATCTTTGAAATATTCTTTTTTTAGAAACGGTGTTACCTTACGATTGAACTCTTCATTGTTCAATAACTGACTTAGTGTCGTTACTTCTATCGTCTGATTTTGTACCACTAATAACCCCCTCTGAATAATGTTTGTCTACTATATCACAAAGTATATCACCTAGAAGATTTTTGAAATCTATATTCAAATGTTCTTCTTTCAATCCATTGTAATCTACAACTGTATATTGAAATTTAAGAACTGCTTCTAAGCCTGGGTTTTGTGGGTCTTGTACTGATGCAATCTTTCCAAACTTAAATACAATACCATCATATCTACCACCTTTAATACCAATGCAATCTTGTTGTGATTTTGATTTGTTTTCTAAAAAAACATAATCATCTGCGATATTACCTAAATATCTTTTTGAGGTATCATTCGCTTTCTTCAATGCTTTCTGTTCCACCATATCTAAATTCCTTCTTCGCACATTCTTCTAAGATATCCATAACATCTTTAGTGAAATATTTTTTTGGGTCGTTCAGTATAGTTTTACCATATTGTTTTGAACCATCTGGTAATTCATACCTTGTTGCAACTTTTTTAAATACTTTATATTTCTCTGCAAGTTCAAGTAATCCATAATATCTATCAAGTCCTTTATTGTATGTTAGTCTAACATCAACCATTTTGTTTTCTACTGTAAGTCTTGATTTAAAGTTTTTACAATGTATAATATTACCTACAACTTCTGTTCCTTCTTTTTCTTTTCTTTTAGAAAGATATACAATAGAAGAAGCTGCATATTTTAATCCAGAACCACCACCCATTTCTTTTGTTGGAAACATTGAACCAACAACATCATATGTATGATTCGTTACAACCATAGGTACTTTTGCTTTACCAAGTTTTAAAGTCAACACTCTAAATGCAGCTTTGAGAACTTGAGCACGAGTCATATCTCTTGTTTCTTTTCCCTCAGCAGTATCTTCAACTTCTTTAGTTGTTGATAACATACCAAGTGAATCTAATGCAAGAAACAATGGTCTACGAATAGATGCATCTTGATTAATATAACTATCTAAAACTTTTAATGATTGAGTTCTAAATTCTTGTACTGTTGTTACTGGAAGTATAACCATTCTTGATGGGTCAATACCTCTATCAATAATCATTCGTTTAGTAATCGCACTTTCACTTTCAAAGTATATTACACCACCCTCTGGATTTTTATCCAGAAAGTTTTTACACATACCCATAAGAAAAAATGTTTTACCAGTTGCACTTTCACCAGCGATTGCAGTAATCTTATTTGCTGGTAGTCCACCATTTATTGAACCAGATAGTAATGCATTTAAAGCATATGAACCAGTGTCAATAAACTCTTCAACATCACCAGCTTCAACTCCGTCTGAAACTAATGATGCATATTCGTTACCAGTTGTTTTGATAACTTCTTTTAAAAAATCAGGCATTCAAATCTCCTTTCAAGTAAGATAACACATTTATCTTATAATGTCAATATCTGATTTATTATTCCAGACTTCTAATTCACTACGAAGTCTATCATCTTTTTTTAAACTTTCAAATCTTTTTTGTGATTTATTCTTCCACCAATTTACTACATCGTTAAATGAATACCTATCGTGATTATCTTTCTTTTTTAATACATCAGTTTCTAAATTTAAATACTCTTTCACATTTTCATAACCGTAATCAGAAAAATATGTTCTCTTTTTTTCTGTCAATTCTTTTGCATCTTGAAAAATCTTACAAAACTTATCGTAGTTTAATTTATCATTTTTTAAAGAACTTTTAATAATAGATATCATTTTAGTTTGTGTTTTTAATTTTCTAGAACTCGCAGTATCGTGAACAAGTGGTTCACCATTATTCTTTTTCTTAAACCAATCATTTAACTTTAAAAAATTATCATCATTTATAAGTGGTGCAAAGTCTGAATCTGTATTACCTTTATATCTTAGAAATGGTTTCATACCGTCATACTGTGATGATGATTTAGAAGAACCATATAATGATGTGGTTTCAAACATACAAAACTCAGTGTCATATTTACTTTTTAATATTTCAGTTGTTAAATGTGAACAACAAATACTTGCTAGTAATTTACCACCAAGATAATTATATCCAAACGGCTGTGTAGGTACAATAACAAAACCCATAATAACAGAATCATTAAATCTTTTCATTACATCTTTATTTAATGTATCTAAAGGTTTTCCTAGAAATACATTTCTAGGTTTTGAATTAATTGTCGGTGAACCCAAACGAATAAATCCAACAATCTTTCTTGTATTCTTTTCATACACAATCCATCTAACACATTTGCCTGGTATTGATGACTCATTGGCGTGAGATGAAGTTATTTCTAAATAACGACTGAAAAGTAAACTATCAACTTCTCTACACTCAAAGTCCATATCTTTAGGACTCATAGAAAAATCACAGAACATATCATCTTCTAAACCCATACCAGGCAAAGAAACTGGATAGTTACTCATTCTTTCAAGTTTAACTTTTCTAAGATAATCATCAATTCTATTCATATTAGAAAAGTAATCAACGAAAACATCAGCTGCGTATAGGGCGTCTTCTTTATTTAATATCACTAAAAGAAATCCTCAAGTGTACCTTGTGTTCCATAGGTACGGTCTATGTTCCATTTTATCGTATTTAAAATTAATGTCAAGGGGTCAATAAAAACTTTTTCAAACTGTATATCATAATCAACAAAGTTGTGTATGTCAAACTCTTTAGGAAGTTTGGTAATGTATGTGATTACATTTGAAGTAAAAGGATTAGGTTGTTTTAAATAAACAAACTTAATCTTATCTCCCTCTTGTATCAAAGGATATTTGTTTAAAAGTTTATTTTGTTTTATCTTATGATTGTATATCAACGCACCTTTTATATGCATAGGTGTTGACTTTTTAAATGTCGTTCCACTATCAAAGTATTTTGATAAACCTTTTACTGAACGAGGAAAAGAAATCAGTTCTGGTTTTACTTTAAGAAACTCTTCTCTAAAATTTATTACAAACTTGTTTAATTCTTTTTCATCACTTGTCATTATAAGTTCAAGTGCATCTTTAATCTTTTGTCTACATATTGCAGGCGTTGATGACTTGACAGCTTCAATACCCATCATCTTCAACTTTGGTTCTTTGTATGATACACCTTCACTATCCCAGACATTTAGAATATATCTTTTCTTTGCAACCCAGATACCTTTGTCTGCAATCACTTCTCGTTTCATAAACATCTTATTTGAAAATGCATTTGTGTATTGTTTAAGTTCATCATACGATTTTGTAATGTATGGTTCAATAGATTCTGATGCAACCTTGTCTAGAAAGTTTATTGTTTTAGATAATGCATTATCACTTTTGATTGTTTTAGTAACAAGTTTATCTAGAGTCAAATAAACAGAATCAGTATCAGATGCAATCACATAATCTTCATCTGTTTTTAAAATATTGTTTAGATGTTTGTTAAGTCTGTTTTCAATCCAACGAATAGATAATTGACCACTCTTTGTAATACCCTCTGCAATCGCTTTGTCGTAATAACGAAAGTATTGATTACCTATTGCACCATAAGCAGAGTTCAAAGAAATCTTACGAGCCATCTGAATATTGTTATAACGACTTATCAGTTTTTTATACTTGTTATCTTTTGTGTTTTCAAATTCTTGTTGTGCAGATAACATTTTCTTTTTGTAAGTCACTCGTTCATTATATAACTCTTCCATCATAGTTGGTAAGAAACCTTTTTTATCTGTTCTAAATAATGCACCGTTTGGTGTCATAGTAGTCTTATCTGGTATGTTTAGTTTGATACCTTTTAACATATCATCAACTGTAATATCTTGATGTTTACTTTTTAGTAATGTTTCTGGTGAAAGATTATATTGCATAATCAAATGTGGATATAGTGAATTTAAATCAAATGATACAACCCATTTGTGTAAACCAGTGATTGGTTCTTTTACATATGCACCCTCATACTGTTCGTCTTTACTATGTGATGTCTTTTGTGGTATAACAATCTTTCTTTTTCTCAAGAAGTTATAGATTAGAATATCCCAATACTTAACTTGACCAAACACATCTGAATAATTTACTTTACCCTCATAAGCCATAGTAAGTGCAAGGTCAATCAGACCCATCTTATCTTCTAGTTTATCAACGATTTCCACATCTTGAATATTATAGTCAATGAAAGATTGAAAGTCATTTTCATACCACTCTCTAAATGTTTCATATGGATTTTCATCTTTCTTTTCACCAAGTTCAACACTTGCGATATAATCTAACTTGTATGATTCTTGTCTGGTATAAGTAAACTTCTGATAGAGTTGTAGGTAATCATATTGTGATACACCCATAATATCATACATCAAATGATTTCTACCCATACTATAAATTTGTTTAGAACTAACATTTTTCCAAGGCGATAGTTCTCGCATTTTATCTTCACCACAAACTTGTTTGATTCTATTTGCAAGATAAGGAATATCAAAGAAGTCTGTATTCCAACCAGTGATAACATCTGGATAGTTCTTTGTCCAGAAAGACATAAACTCCATAATCAAATCGTGTTCGTTAGGACAACGAATATAAGTTACATCTTCTCTCGTATTCTTGTAAGGTTGAATACCCCACACTATAATCTTTTTAGATTGTTGATTTTTTACTGTAATAGAAAGTAAAGGTTCTATTGCAGACTCTGGATTAGGAAAACCATTCTCACATTGAACCTCAATATCAATCGTCATAATTAATATTTTGTCAATGTTCCAATTTACCTTTTGTGGAAATGTATCTGAAATATATGTGTATGCAAATCTGTTTAGTCCGTGAACAAGATGAGGCTGACTTTCGTATTTGAGAAGAAAGTCTTTTGCATCTTTTATACAATCAAATTGATATGGTGTTACAGACTTACCATCAAGAGTTTTCCAATCAGTTTGTTTCATTACTGGAACAAACAAAGTTGGTTTGTATTTCAATCTAAAATTAACTCTTTGGTTATTATCAACACCACGAACTAAAAGAAAATTACCCCACTGTACAACATTAGTATAAAAATCCATAATGTAATTATATCATCTTTTTAAAAATAATCAACCCTCAAGTTTTTCTTTTTCATCTGGAAAGTATTTGTTCATTGCATCAATTAAATCTTCATAATGTGCAACTTCTTTTAATTCTTTCTCTATTTCATTAATAATATCACCGTGTTCACCTATACCAACTGGATTTGAAAGTAACACCTCAACATTCGCAAGGTGTTTTTCAATATGTCCTTTAGCGTGAAATAGAAATGCAGATTTTAATTTTTCTTTAATCGCTTTTTGGTTCATCAGTTTCCTCTTTCTTTTTTCCAATATTATATTTTGGTTCTAAAACCCAATCACCTTTTTCTTTAAAAGAGATAACTTTTATTTGTGATAATGGAGCTTTGGTTTCTGGTTCGTTCTCAAAACTAACTAGTCCCCAATCTTTCAAAAGACAGGCGATAGAATTTCTTCTTCCTATATCGTTCTCTGATATGTTGTGCTCTTTACCGTCAAGTGCAAATAGTTCTTTGAAGTGAACTATGTAATATTTGCCTTGTTTGTGTAGTATGTGACAAGATTGAAAGAGTTTCTTTTCTTTCCTAGATGATACTCCGATTCTAGAAAGTGTTTCTCTAACCTTTAGAAAATCATCTGGTTCTTTTAAAGAAACTTCCAACATCTTATCTGTGTTCCATAAAGTTTCGTTCATTTTTTCATTCCACCTTTATTCAGTTTACTTTTGATGAACTCTATTTGTTCATCGTTCAGTATGTCAAGAATTGATTTAGCTTTAGAGTTATTATATCCATAATATTCTTTCACATACTCAAGGTTTTTAGATTTACTTTCCTTTATCCAAGGCGCATATCTTTTCCTTGTTCTAATAGTATTTAGTAAAAAGTCATACTGCAACTTCTTATCTTTGTCTAAAACTGAACCATAACGATTCATTTCATTCACTAATAATATACAATCATTATGTGGTGCAAGACATTTATTTACGATAAAAGGACTATACTTTTTTTCATACATATCGTCTTCACCGTCCATAAGATTATTCTTATTGAAGTTTATAGAATTAAGATACTCTTTTAATTCATATGCCATTATTGTGGGCTCTGTGCAAGTATCTTTTGGTCTGCAAGTAAAGGCATAGTTTTTAGTTCTATCTCAAAGTTTGCAGATAAAGTTCTTCTTTCCCCCTCACCATAAAATGGTGATACAGAATGTTTTAACCAATTAGGAAACATTAATAGTTTACCAACTTCTGGTTTTACAAATGCTTCTTGAACTGGTTTTAATTGTTTAATATCACTAGTACAATTCATACCCCAACTGAAAAATGTGAAACCATCAGTAGTACCAGATGCATTATTTAAATCTAGTTTAAGTCCACCAGTCTCATATTCTTTTGCACTACCAGATAGTTTTTCTATCTGTGGTGGTACTTTTAAATATAAAATGCAAGACATTCCAGTAGGTGTATTGACACCGTGGTCGTGTAGTGGATTATAATCACCTTCATAACTATGAACTGTCCACATAGATACACAATCACTCTTTGCATCTGCACAACCTAAAAATGATAGATACGAGTGTGTAAAACCTTCAAGAAGTGCTTTCAAACCCTTTACTGGTTTATCTTCAAAGTTCATATCTAGTTGTGCAGACTTTTCATTTGATTTGATTTGTCCTACGAGTTCGTGTGAAAAACTTTTTGCACTTCCTCTTATACCGTCAACATATTCATTAAATTCTTTTGTAACATAATCTGGTAAGAATACTTCCAACATATTTAATGCTGGTTTAGTAACCATTGACATCTTTATATCTTTTGCAAGACTATATGCCTCTTCTTTTGTATCAACCATAATAACTCCTATTTAAATTTACACTCACCCATCATCTGTGTTAGACAAGCAAGTAAATTAATCTCTTGGTCGGCAACAAATGCAGCCTTGTATTGATAATCTGCAATCAATAAAACTGCCGTTGCGATTGAACGACCATCTTCAAAATACTCATAAAGATTGTCATACATTTTTCTAAATATTCTAGCAGGGTCATTGTCTAAATTATTAACAACCCACTTTCTCATACTTGTAAAATCTTTCTCTCTCAAGAATGTGATTAAATCTCTCATATTCTTTTCAGATAGATTTACTAATATTCCACTATCAATTTGTCCAGAGGTAGAATATCTTTGTAATTCATTAAGACATCTTCTCCAATCTGGAAAGAACTTCATAATTAATTCTGCAACAACTCTTTCTTCAAACTTTACATTCTCTGTTGTGAGAACAGTTTTAATACTGGACATAAATTGTTTTGCAAGATTAGGTTTTTCTGTTTTAGGAATATTAAATTCAACAACACTACAACGACTATGTAAAGGTTCTATGATTCTATTCTTAAAATTACAAGTAAGAATAAATCCACAGTTCTTGTGGAACTCTTCTATCATACCACGAAGTGCTGGTTGTGTTGATTGTGCATTTAAATAATCTGCCTCATCAATAATGATAAACTTTCTACTACCTTCTAATGACATAGTAGATGCAAAGTTCTTCATCTTATTACGAAGTACATCAATACCAGATTCTTCAGAACCGTTAATCATAATATAATCATAACCTATTTGTTCTAACATTGCCTTTGCAACTGTTGTTTTACCAACACCAGGCCCTCCAGTTAGTAATAAATTAGGAATACCATTCTTAACAAACTCAGAAAAAGTTTTCTTTAGATTTTCTGGTAATACACAATCTTGTATAGTTTTAGGTCTATACTTCTCAACCCATAAAAAGGTGTTATTCATTTAACTCCCCTATGAATTGTATGTTGATTCTGGTTCTAATGCAATAAAATAAGATACATCTAAATTCTTATGTTGAAAATAAGAAATACCTTTAGATGAAACTTGAACTTTATAATCACCAGGCAATAGTTTTAGATTCTCTACTTTGAAATAGAATTCAAAAAATGCAGATGCACCACTACCGATTGTAATTGCAAAGTCATTTGATGCTTTGTTCTTTTTATCTTTTACTTTAAGTTGTATTGTACTATCTTTTTGACCAGTTAATACTAAATCAGTAACACCAAGTGTACCAGCGGCTGTAATAACTTTCTTTAGATTTTCTTCTGTAATATCTACTTCTACATCAATAGAAGGCATTTTAATTTCTTTATCAACTGTTACAATAACAGATGGGTCAGAATAATGATACTTACAACTTGAACTATTGTCTTCTTCTGCGATAGTCATATACTTGTCAGAGAAAGACAGAACTGGTTCTTTAAATAATGACATAGCTGCAAGATACTCATTTAAATTATAGATAGGAATCTCTTGTGAAAACTCATCTGGAACAGTTGCAGATGCAACAATGTTTTTCATTGCAGATACAGTTTTTAATTGATTACCTTGTTTTATTAAAATGTTTTGATTGATTTGAGAATAGTTTTTTAATATCTCTTTAGTCTGATTTGACAATTTCATAATATAATTATCCTTATTGGAGCGGAAGGCTGGTATTGCACCAACTTTTCTAGTGGGGTACACTAGCGTTTCACTTTTCTACTTCTTCCGCTTTTGTTTTAATTAGTTTGTTTAGATACCATTGAGCCTTTTGTAAATCTTGTAATCCGTTTTTGTGTTTGTATCTCCACAAATACTTCATACAGTTCCCAGCAAGATAAAATTCAAAACCATCACCAAGTGCAGATTCAATTCCATCTATACACTCTATACCATTTTGATTATAATGTGGTGGGTGATTTACTAAGTCAACTTTTTTCATATGGTCATTATATAATAAAGGTGGGGTCTTGTCAACCCCACCGATAAATTAACCCTCTATAATTTTGTAAGAGAGTTCTTTTTTGATTTTTCTGATAGTCTAGTTTCTTTAATCCAATAAGTTTCTCGTCTATCTTTATGATTGTCTTGTTTGAAATATGCTTCTGTTCTCCAAGGCCATCTTCCGTTTTTATTTTTAAATTCAACAGACGATTCCAAAGCATTTTCCAGTTCTTTAAACTTACGGTTCATTTTGATTCTTGCATCAGAAACACTTCCAGTTTTAGGAGTTTTTACATGATTAAGAAAATATGATGTTTTTTTAGTATTGTAGAATGCTCTCATTGCATTAAACAAATATTCATGCTCATAACCCTCTTTAACTGTCCAACCGTGTTCTAATCTCGCTGGGTCTAAGTTTCCACTATGTGAATACATTGGTCTGTTATCTTCTTCATAGTTTTCGTCATTTTCTAAAAACTCTTTTATTTCTTTGATACTCCGAATAGTTACATCTTTATATCCGCCAGTTTCATTGATAGCAAGATTTACACCAGCTGTTTTTGTTTGTGCTGATACAAATTTCAAAATTTCAACCTTTCTATTCATATCAGTTTCAGTATTTTTAATCCATCCGTTTTCATACTGAAATTTTAACCAGTTAGCAACACCATATTTATCCATTTTTTTATGAGGTGCGTGGTCATTTTCTAATGCTTGAATATCTGATTCTGCTTCTGGGTTACCAGAAAAATCATATACATCAAATATCCACTCACTTGTAAGATTTCTAGTGAGTGCTTCAAATCTGTGGAAACCAGCAACTAGTTCATAGTAGTATGTTTTTCCATTGATTTCTTTACCACCTTTGATTTCTTTGACAATCATAAGAGGTTTAGACCAATCTGGATAGTGTAAAGCTAGTTGCAAATCATCAACATTTTTACCATCAAGTTCATAACGAGTTGGGTTGTTACCACTATCTTTATCTTGTTTAGGAACATAGATTTCAGCAAGTATAATTATGCGAGGTTCTATATGACCTTCTTCCACGATTAAGGTTCGTGTTACATCTTTAACATTAAGCATTTAATGTTCTCCTTTATTTGTTATATTAGAATTAAACTACCAAATGGTTATGTTGTAATTCTAATTACAATCTTATTATATATTAAAAGTGGGGTTTTGGCAACCCCACTAATAAATTTATTTTACTTC